AAGTTTTTCCACCAGTTTTGTGTTTCATCTGCCCTATTTGCAAAAGCATTTTTCAACTTTGTAGCCAAACCCATAAAGTTCAAACCTACCAAAAGAAGAAACGATCCCCTGGCTGGTGCCAATGCTATCTTCAAAACTATTTTCTTTTTTTCTTTAGGTTTTGCAGCTGGTGCAGCCTGTGCAACTGGTGCAGCTGCTTTTTTTGCAGCTTTTTTCTTGGCACCAATACCGCTTACTGAATATAGTGGCATAGTCGGTTCTTTATCTATTTTGTGATAATATGTTTTCCTTTCATTAAATTTTGACAGTACAGGATCAATAAAAAATTCATTTCCTTGCTGATCCTGGATGACTGCGAAAACGTGGTGTGGGATTTCATCCAAGAGTCTGTAACTGGCAAACCTATAATATATTTTGTTGTTGATCAGTCCTTTTCTCTTGAGTGAGTCAAGTACTCCCATTATAAAAAGTGCGTATGTTTTGCAGTCCGCCCCAAACTTTCCCAAAGATAGGATTGCACTGGGTGACATTATACGTTGTTTTCTGTCAGATTCTATTTTGTACCTGACATTCTTTTTAAGAAAGTCAAATAACTTCTTTGCAGTTTGTACCCCATCACCTGAATAAAAATCTTTGCTAATTTTATCGTATTCACTGGCATACATTTTGTGTGCAGAAAGCATAGCAGAAATAATATCAGGAACTTGCTGATCCCTGACCAACATTTTGGAATTTCCACCAAACGGCTTTAATCTACCCAAAAGTAAATTTTTCTGCATTAGATTAAACTTGCTTTGTAGTCAAACGGTACTACGATACCATCAAAGTTTCCCGTTCCCTTTATTGTGTATTGCAGACCTTTTTTCAACCATCCCTTTGATGTGATCAGTTGAAGTATTCCAATAGTAGGTGATGCCTGTATTTTTAATTCAGATTCAGACCTGGCAGCAATTTTTTGTTCACCAAAACTTGAAAAATCAGCTATCAATTTGTCACCCAGATAAACTTCACCAGTGATGGCAGAAACTTTTGCAGTTTGTCCTGTTGGATTCTGAACACCAAAAACAAGCTGGAATTTTTTATTGGCAAAACCAAGTTTTTTGAAGATCAATTTTGTTCTATTTGCTAACTGACTTTTGCCCAGCAAATACCATCCTGTCAGACCAGCTAAACCAATTAAAATCCAATTTCTCATTTTCAAAATTTTCAAATAATAACCCAAAATTACTGAAAATTATTCAAAAAAATAAATTTAGGACAATTTAGGTCAGAAACCAGGTCAGTTTATAGGTACACCCGCCCCCCTTTAAGGGGGGCGGGTGTCCTACCCAGGTTTCCTGAACCATTTTGACCATCAGTAAAACTGACCTAAACTGACCAAAAATCATCTAAATCACTTTCCCTCACCTTTAGCAACTAAAAAAGGGGCAAATTGCCCCTTTTTGATTTGTATGCAGTGTTGGTATTTGTCAGGATGCCTCTGTAAGGTATTCTCTGCCCTTAAATTCCTTTGTTCTCTTGTCATACAGGTTCACATACCATCCACCACTTTTTAACGCAAATTTGAGCAGATTTGGCACGTTGTTGATATTCCTGTACTTCCTGGGTGATATTCCCGTTTCGGGTTTAAAAAAAATAATAGCTGTAAAAAGTTTCATTTGTTAGATATTTTCTATTTTCGTGTTAAGGGAAAGTGGTTTTTCGTTTGGAAGATCATTTGTCAAGTAGGGGTGGGGGTTCTTCCATCCCTATTTTTTTTAAAATAAAGATTTTTGATTTGTTATCGGCTTTTCAATTATTCCCATTGCTATATCAAATATTGTTTTTCCAGCTTTAAAATCTACTAAATTTCTTGCTATTTTATCAACTCTTTGATTTCCTTTATATTTTGTAAAATCGTATTGATGAAATATGCACCATTTTTTTATTTCATCTTTACTTTCCATAATAGAATGATTCCTCTCTCCCAAATCGTTTGGAAGTCTAAAATTTGTCCAATACAAGTGCCTACCTATTTTTTTTCCTGGTATTAATGGTTCGTAATATGGTACTACATTTTCCACACAATATTTTCCATTATAATAATTTGACAAAAACAATATTTCTTCATATAGTTTAAGATCTGGATAAATTGGTTGTGTTGTGCTTTTTCTTGCAAATCTTGCTTTTGAATGACTTGGGCAAGGTGGAGAACTCCATATAAAATCAAATTGATCAAAATATTTTAATAAGTAATTATGTGCATCTTCAACGATTACCTTATCATTTGGAAATCTTTCTTGATATAATTTGGCAAGTTCTTCATCCAATTCTACTGCTGTAACTTCACAATTTTCCCATAATAAACGATTACCGCCAAGACAAGCATATAAATTTAAAACCTTAATTTTATTTTTCACATTCATTATTTTATTTTTGTTTGTACATATCACCTGACTTAATTATTGATCCATCCAGCAACCAATCCTTTAAAAGTTTCTTGCAAGTAGTGGAACCCTTCCCAGTAAATTCTTCCAGGTCAGAAAGCATTTCCGAATATTTACGTGGCTGAAATAAGATCCTGTTAATTAAGCTGGTCTTTTCCATCCCAAATATATAAGTTCCTGTTTTGTCCTGTGAATTGTGTGCCTGTGTCCAGGATGATCCTGAATAGTAAATTGATATTGGGTTAAATTCATCACTGGATCTTAAAAAAGTTGCTGACAGATCAATAGTCTTGTTTTCTTTATTTTTTTCAATTTTTAAAACTGACTGTGCTTTTCTATCCAGGTAAGATCCTATGTGACCAATACTGTTTTGGTCTTTTTTACCCAAATGCAGAACGCAAAGGATCAGTAAATTGTGAATTTTGGTTATTTTCTTCAACCATTGTATTAAGAAAAAAGACTGTTCCACTGAATTAAAATCTGAAATAAGATCAAGGATGCCATCCAGTACCAAAATTGAACAGTCAGGATTCTCTTGCAAATAAATTTCAATCATTTGCTGGATCTCATTTGGTGAATCTTCCCGAAAGAGAAAACTATCAAAATTGTGGGGCAAATGATCAGTTATTATTTGCGTTCTGATCCTGTCCAGCACTCTGTAATAATCAAAATCACTGCTTTCAGTATCTATGTAGCAAATCCGCTTCCTGTTTTGTGGAAAGTTTAATTTCATCCCAAATATGTCCCAGGTGGTAAAAGCGGAAGCAATGGCACTGGTAATAAATGTACTTTTCCCAGCTTTAGGTAATCCCTGGAAGCAAACAAAAGACTGCAAACAACCTATATTTTTTCCATCAATAGTGAAAATTATATTTTCATCAGGTGGTGTGTAGTTTTGTTTAAATTTCCGAGATAACAATTTTTCGTGTAGATCATTTGTCATTGGTTACACGATTTAAATTATTATGCCACTTTCCCTCTCACCTTTGCTTTCAATGTATGCACAAAATTCTTCTGCAATATTGTAAGATTCTTTTATCAAGTACGTAATATCTTCAGGGGAAAGACATTCAATTTTGTTTGCACGTAATTGTTCAGAAAAAATGTTAAGTGCAGTTGTTTCCAATTTGGAAAAACCCGCCATCAGGATTACTTGCCCAAATTTATCTTGCATTGGGTGAACTGGCATTGCTGGTAGATCTTTGTTTCTTTGTGACATTTTTATTTTTATTTAAGGTCAAACAATAGGGGCAAAGTGCTTTACCAACCTTGCCCCTGTGGATTGTAATTGTGAAAAGTTTTGAGCAATTAACGCACTTCATTGTTTCTTTGTGTGTTGCGTTCTTTTATATTGGCTTCGTACTTCACAAAATCTTCCATAGCAAATTTCATAGAAAATTTGCGTAAAAAGTAAATTTTTGCTAATCCCTCGCTGGGATATTCATTTGTAGATAGCAAGATAAATGGTTCATTGGCTGAAATAAATACTTCAAACCAATACTTTGTTCCGTTAATTGTGTAAGGTTTCATTTTAAAAATTTAGTTTAAGTTCCTGTATTTGGTTTTCATATAATTCAATACTTGCCTGGATTAAAAGCCTAATTTCATTCACCAGGGATATGTCAGTGTCATACTGCATCAAAATTCTGCGATGTGATCCAGTATCAAAGCTGATAATAATATTGGAAATTTGACCTGAAGTCTGCCATTCTTTTAAACGATCAATTTTCTGCTGTATGTAATCAATTTCCAGCATTGTTTCCCGTAAATTGTTGAATAGTTCCATAAAATTAATTGTGTTGCATCTCGGCATATCTTCCGAAATGATATCCTATTTGAAATAAAGTTAACTCTGAAGGATAGAAAATTTCAATTTTTCCTTCTGGCAGTTCAGTAAATGGGATCCTGTGATTGGTCAGGAAAGTAATCAGACCATACAGGTAATTGTGAACTATTATGCTTTTTTCTTTTTTTTCTAACATTGCTGATAAATTTAAAAATTGATAAAATTTGTAGTAAGATCAGTAAACCAATGGCAGTTGGGATGCCCAAAACTATCAGATAGATAACTGATAACACCCAAGCAAGTAAACGGATCATAAAGAATCAGCAAAACACATTAACAAGCAAAGCAGAACGATCAGAACGATCTGAAGTGTAGTTTTTTTCATTTGTTTTTCGTTTTAAATGTTTAAAAAAATCGTTTGTCAATGCGAACTTAAATAACTTTTTCTGATAATTCCAAATTTTTGGGCATAAAAAAAGGGAGAAATGGAAATTTCCCCCTGTAACACCTCTATTTATATGAACCTTTAACTATTTTAAGAACAGTTCCCGTTCCAATTTTCTTCTGTTGGTCAATCCCTTGACTTCTTTTCCCTGAACTTTATTCCACCTTAAAAACTGATCAGCTACCAACTTTTTATCTGCTCCCTGGTTAAGTAACCTTAACAATGTGCTGGAACCAAATGCACCAGTACCAATATTGTAAGCAAGGCTTACCATTGCTGCCATCATATTTGCAGTGACAGGAACTTTGATCAATCCTTTTATTTTCTTTTCACGTTCAGCAACATCCTGTTTCAACCACCTTTCAGCAGTTGCCAGGTCTATTTTGTCACCTGGTTTTATTGCCTGTCCTGTGTCCTTATTGATTGTTGCACCAAAACCAATGGTCCAAATCCCGCCCGTATCAGGATATGAAGTCAATTCAAGACCTTCAAACTTTTTAATTAGGTTTAATGCACTCACTTTTTTTCCGATTAATAAGATCAGCAAAACGGCTAAACCGATATAAATTTTTTTCTTATTGGACATCACTATCCTTTGCAAGTAGACCAGTGATGGCAGTTGCAATACCAGCAATTATGTTAATCCAGTTGTTGTGTTGGATGCCTTCCAGGATCAGTGATCCACCAGCAATAGATCCAAAAAAAGAAGTCTTAATATTTTTCAGTATTCTTTTCATATTACTTTTTTTTAAGTTGTTTAATCCCTACCAGGATGGAAATTGCACAGGATATTGTACTGGCACCCAGGAAAACAATGTTTGCCAATTCAGATATGTTTTGAACTCCCAACAGGGAAAACAAAACAGTGCTAAATGTGGCAATATATGTGGGATCAGTTTGTGACTGCATTGTCCTGTTCATCTTTAAACTTTTCAGCTATGACATTAAATGCCTGTATAGCAGTAAAGGATTCATCAATTTTGGAAAATACTCCTTTTTGTGTAGCAAGATCCAAAATAGCTTTAATGATTTCAAGTGCTTGTTTTTCGTTCATTTGTCAAAATTTAAATTGTTATGGAATCAAAGTTAAGTTAAGTTGAAAACATATCCACTCATAAGCAGCCTGGTTAATATCATTTGAAGTATCCCATAAAAGATATTCTTCGCCTGTCAAGGTCAAATTTCCTTCAGAAAGTAAAATTCCTGAAGTTTCTTCAGTATAAATACTCCAATAAAATATTGCAGTATCTTTCAAGTTGTCGTTTATTATGTAGGCATTGATCCAGTTACCTGTTTTAACTGATCCATTTACCCAAATTTGTACTGGTTGAATTTGTTTCATATTATTATATTTTTAAATTACAAAAGTCCATCCTGTAGACTTGTTAATATATAGTCCTTCCACTGCATCTGTGCAATACACAATTAATCCAACTGCTGGACTACTTATGGCAGTTCTTTGTGCATTTGTCATACGTGGAGGAAGGAAACCTTTTGTAGTAGATACTAATGTTAAAATAGATGAAGCTAAAACTACTGGTGTTCCAACAATATTATCATCTATACAAATATTTCTTGTTGCCGTACTTAAATTAAAGGTATAACCAGTTGTAAGACCTATTGTAAATGATGGAGTACCGCCACTAAATGCAAGTCTTGTAAAACCACTCCCTGTATTATCAGTTATTAATGAGGTATTATGTGTAATACCATTAATAAAAATATTGTTCAGACATTCTAAATAACTTGATGCTGAAAGAAAACCACCAACAGTTGTATTACCGTTTAATCTTGAAGTACCTGTTACTTGTAATTTTTGACCTGTATCAGTAGTTGATCCAATCAGTACATTGGCAGCAAAATAGTTCTTATCACTTGCCCCAGCTTGATAAATTCCCCACCTATTTGTAAAAGTAAACCCAGCTCCGTAATCATCCAGTGGATTCAGCAAAAGTGAATAAGCATTGGTTATTGTCAAAGTTCTTGTTGATCCTGATTCCCTAAAAAATCCTAAATTTTGACTTATTGCTGCATGACTAATTGTTCCGTTATGACTACCAGTAAATTGTATTTGATTCTGTTCCGCTGACATTGCCCTGATCCCTGGTGCAGTTGATTGTGTCATAGTGATAGTATGACCACCCGAACCAAAGTCAATTTTATTTACGTTGACCATTGCACTGGCAAGGTTTGCCTGTGCAAAAGTTGCGTTTCCTATAAAATTTTGAGCATTAATAGCACCATTGGCACCATATACATTTCCAATATTGCTGGAAGAAAAACCAGCTGCAAAAGACAAAGCATTGCTTCCCAGAACAGAAAAACTTGATGCCCCTGTTGATGCAGTTAAAGATGAAAAGAAAGTGGTTTGTGGTGTAAAAGTCAAGCTAAAACCACCAGAACTGACTGTCCTATTTCCACTTAAAGTACCATCACCTGAATATAATGTAGCACCACCACCAGCACTTGAAACTTGATCCCAAGCAGTTCCAGTATCTCTAAAAATCCCAAAAGGACTATCAGTAGCAATAAAAATTCTACCAACAATACCAGCAGCTGGTCTGTTTGCAGTCAGATCAGAATTGAACATTGGAGTCCCTTTCTGATTAAGAATTGAGAGATCCAATACTATCATTATATGTAAAGTTTACGGATTACGATTAATTGATTTCCTGTGTTGATAGGAGTTGCAAAAGTTAATTGGTATTGTGTAGTGTCAATTTCACCCCTGTTTCCTGATATTCTCAAAGATTGATTAGGCTGCAAAGGAACATCAGCAATCACCAGGGCAGTAGTACCATTGTTGATGAAAGTAATTTCATTGCAATCTGATCCAATGTTTGCAGTGGTGTAGAAAACTTTTGTTTCTACATAATATTTCTGAAAAGTCTGCCCAGTAGATTTAGAAACACTATTTTCCTGTTCATACCTGGCACGGTCAGACCTTTGTTTATTATATGCCAATTTCAACTGATCAGCTGAAATTTCATCCTGAATATTAATTTTTAAATGTTGCGGCTTCATTGTATTTTGATTTAGCACATATCAGGAAATTGACCAATTTTTGTTGATCGTTTAGCTGCTTTTTTTTGTTTAGCAGTAGCAACTGCCTTTTTTACCACTGGAGCAACTTTTTTCACTGCCTTGCTTACTTTTTGCAGCAAGGATGGTTTATTAAATTGTTCTTCAGTGATCTTTTCAGGTGCTGGAACTTCCAGCTTGTATGTGGCAGTTTTCTTTTTCATTGATAACAACAAAATTGCACCACCAGCTAACAGGATATAAATTAAGCCTTTGTTTTTCATTTTCTACTTTTTATGTATGTCGCTACCAAATAAGCACCTACCCCATATATCAGGATCCATTTTCCATATTTTTCAATGTAAAATGGCACTGATCCCTTTTCCTGTTT